CATCACAATCGCCTCCACCGGGAATGCCATAGATTTTGGGGATTTAGCGAACAACGTCTCCAATGGACCTGTTGGAACGGGGAGCAAGGTTAGAGGTCTTTTTGCAGGGGGTTCAGGCTGGACTGATGGGGCAAACACCATTGCTTACATCACAATCGCCTCAACAGGAAACTCAATAAATTTTGGTGATTTGTTGTATAGACCTGCTTACCACCCTTCAGCCTGTTCCAACGCCCACGGTGGTCTCTGATGACACATAACAATCAAGGAGCACTCTGATGCCCTCATACAGCGGAGTTTGGAATTTGGTGTCGCAGTACCAAGCGAAGGCGCAGGGTAATTGGCCGATACCACCTTTGGCGGGTGATATTGGCTTGTTTGCCGGTGGGGCGAGTTTTACGAACGTAATTGAGTACGTCATCATAACGACCACCGGCAACGCTACAGATTTTGGCGACTTGACGTCCGCTCGGTATGGCTTGGCGGGTTGCGCCTCTTCAACTATCGGCTTATTTGGCGGGGGCACGGCCACGGGTTTTGCCCAAACAAACTCAATCAACCAAGTTACATTTTCCACACTCGGTAACGCCACATCTTTTGGATCGCTATCGGTTACTCGCAGCGAAATGGCAGCTTGCTCGTCCTCCACTCGCGGGGTGTGGGCTGGCGGTATAAATTCTGGCGGCACCCGCCAAAACGTCATTGATTACGTAACAATTGCCTCAGCAGGAAACGCAATCGATTTTGGCGATCTTACTCTTGCACGAGACTCAATCTCTGGATGTAGCTCCACAACTCGCGGCGTTTTTGGCGGTGGAGTAGCAACTGGAAAAACCAATGTCATTGACTACATCACCATCGCATCTACCGGAAACGCCACAGATTTTGGTGATTTAACTGTTGCAAGAGGGTTTCCGGCTTCTTACTCTTCTAGTACCAGAGGTGTTTGGGCTGGTGGTGAAAATGCGTCCAATTTACCAATCAATGTGATCGACTACATCACGATTGCGTCAACGGGCAACGCTACAGATTTCGGCGATTTAACAGAAACAGTCTATGGCGCTGGGGGGTGCTCAAGTGCCACAAGGGGCTTATCTGGCGGCGGTTATAACGGCTCAATTGAGACAAACGTAATAGCATACGTAACCATCGCCTCAACAGGCAACGCCACGGACTTTGGTGATTGCACCGTTTCTGTCTATGCTCGTGGCGCTTGTTCCAACGCTCACGGAGGCTTATAAATGTCAATCAAAAACTGGCCCGGTGAGGTTTGCTCCGTGTACTCCATCACCAACAAGTTGGATGGCATGCGGTACATCGGCGTTGCCAAGAAAACAGAGGCCCGTTTCAAGGAGCACAGCCGACCAAGGGAGAAGTACGTCTCCTACATCAACCGAGCCATCAACGCGCATGGCCGGGAAAATTTTGAGTTTCAGGTTCTGCTTGTGTCCGACCGAGCCTACTGTCTCGATATGGAGGCCAAGCTGGTCAACGCCTACGACTGTCTTGTGCCGAATGGCTACAACCTGTGCGCAGGAGGCCGTGGGCGCATCCAGTTCCACAAGGGCGTCAACCACCCACAGTACGGCAAACGCCCCCCGCAAGAGGCCATTGAGAAAATGCGCCAAGCAATCACTGGCAAGAAGCTAGGGCCGCTTGACCAAGAGCACAAGGACAAGATTGGCGAGGCCGTCAAAACGCACTGGGCCGATCCAGAGCAACGGGCCAAGAAACTGGCTGGCATGCAGAAGGCGCATGACGCCAACAGAGGTCGTAAGAGACCTTTCTCAGAAGAAGGCAAGCAAAGTCACGCAGCAAGGATGAAGGCCCAATGGGCTGACCCCGTGTGGCGTGCAAAGGTAATTGAAGCTCGACCCAAGCCGTCGGAGGAGTCCCGCATGAAGCAGTCAGAATTTATGAAAAAATTGTGGGCAGAGCGTAAAGCAAAAGAGGTGCAGTCATGGGAGTGAAGTCTTGGCCCGGTGGTTTTATCCAGCCCATCCCTCCAACGCCTGCTGGCCCGTTCCAAGACGGCGCGGCCAAAGGTATCTGGACCCTCGACCAAGTTGCCTACTGGCTCCAGCAAGGGCTGTGGCCGATTGCGGGGAACGTAAACACGGGGAACATTGGATTGTTTGCCGGGGGCTCTGGGAATGTTTTTCCCGATTTGAATGTTATTGATAGAGTGGTAATTACAACCACAGGAAACGCTACTGATTTTGGTGACCTTACGCTTCCTAGGTACGGGCTTGCTTCTTGTGCATCTTCAACGCGTGGTCTATTTGCCGGTGGAAATGAATTGGGGCGTAAAAATATCATCGATTACGTGACCATAGCGACTAATGGCAACGCCACAGATTTTGGTGATTTAACACAACCTGTTTCGGATCACGACATAGTTGGCGTTGCTGGTTGCAACTCAAGTACAAGAGGGGTATTTGGTGGTGGTAATACAAGTTCAGCAACAATTAACGTAATCCAGTATGTAACTATTGCATCCACCGGAAACTCCATAGATTTTGGGGATTTGACTATTGCAACTTATAACAATTCTTCTTGTTCTTCTAGTACGAGAGGGATTTTTGGCGGTGGTAACAGTACGAACGTAATTGGGTACATAACAATCGCCAGCGTAGGGAACGCCGTTGATTTTGGCGATCTCACAACTGCAAACGAGTATTTATCTTCCTGCTCAAACAGCACACGGGGCTTGTTTGCAGGAGGTTCTTCGTTTGGAAATCGGATTGACTACATCACAATTGCGACTACTGGTAATGCTTTGGATTTTGGGGATATGTCAACTGTTAGAGATTACGGTCCCGGAGCCTGTTCAAATGCAACGCGAGGATTGTTTGCTGGTGGGTACACCAGTGTTAATTTAAACTCTATCGTTTATGTAACGATTGCCACAACCGGAAACTCAACCAGCTTTGGTGATATGACACTGGCTAGGAATAGTTTGACCGGGTGCTCTGGCGGTAACGGCGGCGTACAATAAAAATTCCCACAAACAGGAGAACCCTTTGAGCAATGATCTGATCCTTGGCAACATGAACACCGCTCTGGCTGTGAGCAAGCCAGAGTACAACCTGATGTTGAAAAACATTCAGGACAGGATGCCTGCTGTCACACGCGACACGAGCAACTTCCACAAGTCCCACAGCCAGTTCATGTCGGTGACGCTGGACGTAACGGCCATTACGCCGATCCGTTCTATCAAGCACACCTTGGCCGAGATCGACCGCACCCGCTCCGCGCTGCAAGAAGCCTACATTGGCCTGCGAAAGAAGCAGGTCGAACTCAAGAAAAAGCAAGCCGAGTTGGACAAATGCACCGACCCGCTGGACGCTGAGTTGCTGGAGATCGAGATTCTGGAGTTGAACTCTCACCTTGAAGGCACACAGAACCACGTCAACGGCGCGCTGCGCAAGATGAACTTCTTCGTGAACCAGCACGCACAACTGCTGGAGAAGGTCGGCAAGAACGAGATCACCGAAGAGGAATACGAGCGCGAGGAGTCCCGCTACCACATCATGACCTGCATGAAGCAGGCTCTGAACGCAGCCCGTAGCCGCAACGGCATGATCGACGAAGGCAACCTGATCTACTTGTTCGACTTGGGCATCAACGCTGCGCAGGCTCAGGCTGAGGTCTTTGCCTACCTGAACATGGAGAACCAATTGATCTCCAACGGCCAAGCCCCTACGCACGAGATGACCATGCGCTGGCTGGAAGCCTGTGCAGACAAGTGGGCTGCTGACCCTGCCAAGTTTGCTGAGCGTCGTGGCTTCTCGGTGTTTGACCGCTCGTCGCTGACCAACTCGCCCCTGCTGGAGCAGGCACCCGATCCTGAGCAGAAGGCGGCGTAATGCACCTCGTCATCGGAACCCCCTGCTACGGCGGCATGATGTGTACTGAGTACACCCAGTCGCTGCTGTCGCTCAAGGAGGCGTGCCTGCAATACGGCATCAAGATGACCTGCATCTTCCTCGGCAACGAGAGCTTGGTGCAGCGTGGGCGAAACACCATCGCCCACCACTTCCTCCAGATGGAAGACGCAACCCACCTGATGTTTATTGACGCTGACCAGAAGTTCGTGGCGAACGACATCGCCCGGATGATCAAAGCGGACAAGGGCATCATCGGTGGGCCTGTGCCCATGAAGGGTGTGAACTGGGACAAGGTGCGCCAAGGCGCTGTGCTGAACCACCCTGACCTATCCAAGCTCACGGGCATCTTCAACGTCAACAAGCTCGACGGCCACGACATGATCAACCCCGATCTGCCGTTTCAGGTCAAGCATATCGGCACTGGCTTCATGCTGATTCGCCGGGATGTCTTCGACAAGCTCAAGCCCCATGTGGGCTGGTACAAAAACGGCGGCGTGACCATCAACCCCGAGGATCAGGTCTACGACTTCTTCAAGGTTCAGAACGTGAGCCACGAACTTT